TTTCAAGGTAGTATTCGAGGACCACTTCCTCAGCGAATTGACTGAGCGGCATCTAGGCTCCTATTCGTTTCTGGGGAAGTCTTCAGTGAGCGTGAAATTGATGATGACGCTCTGCCCGGCCCCTTGGAGTTCGAGGCTGAGTTCTGCGCCAACCGAGCCGACGATCGGCTCCCAGTGCATGAACGCACCGGGGTTGCCCATGTACCACGCGTAGGGTTCCCAGGGCGGTAGCTTGACCACGGCGAGGACCTCTTCGGTGTTGTTCTGCGAGGAGTTCAGCGCGACCCACCAAAGCGTGATCTGCTTGCCTGCGCTCGGGGTCCAGAGGTTCGTCGTGCCTTCTTCGGTGACGATGAAGGAGTAGGTTTCCTTCTCGCCGGCAAAGCGGTTTGTCAGCCCCCGCTCGGCGGAACGGGGCTCGCCCGCTATCGCGTCATAGGCGCTGCTCACTTCTGGGCTTCGCTGGGCGGCTCTGAGCGGTTGGTGGGCTCCTGGCCCGAGGGGACCGGTCCCTTGGCCCTGAGCGCCGCCCTATGGCCCGGAGAGGCGGTGATGGAGTCCAGTTCCTGCTCGGCCTGTTCGAGTTTGTAGGCGACGTCCTTGTAGGCGGGGTCGTTGCCCCAGGCGACCTTGCATTCGGAGATCGCGTCGGTGAGGCGGGTAACGGGGTCTCCGATGGGCTTCCAGCCTAGATAGCCCATCATTTGCCTCCTGAGCCGTTCGGTGCCCCTTGGGGCTCTGGCTGCTGTGGGTGTCTTACGGACTGGGCCGATTCATCGTGAGAGGGCGCTAGCCCGGCTTGGGACTCAATCTGGCGTCGAATATCAGGCGGGGCGTCCTTGTAGTTCAAGCTCTCCGATGGAGTCGCCTGCGGCTGGGGCGGTCCCATTTCCGCGACTATTCGCTGACGGTGTTCGGCAACGTGCTGTTCCATCGCGTGGCCGACGAACAGTCCTAGGCCCAGGTAGGTCGGACCCTTCTGAAATTCGGTGTGGCCTTCGACGTGCGCTTGGTGGTTGTCGTAGGTGTTGATGGGTATCTGCGCACCTTGGGCGATCTGTTGGTTCTCACTGTTGATCTGGGACTCGTCCTTCGAGATGTCGCCAAACAGTTTCGCCAGCGCCCCAGCCTCCATGTCCTCCAGCACTTTGCCGAGCATTCGTTTGTTGATCGGCTGCTGGCCCATGTACTGGAAGTAGAGCCCGAGCTGCTCCTGAATCGCCGCCTGCTTGGCGGCCTTGGACTTGGGGAACGCCGAGCCCGCCTGGACTTCGACCTGCGTGTTCTCTTTGAGCATCGCGCCCTTGAAGACCATCGAGTCAAGAGCGTGGTCCTTTCCGGCTATGAGGATCGTGCGCTCGTCGGTCCAGTTCTTCGCCACCAGCTTCAGAAGCATTTCCCCGCCCCTTGCCAGCGCCTCCTCCATGTCGTATATGGCAGGGCCAAGGCGGGTGTCGTCGGCTTCTTGGAGGAGGTTGATTGCCGAGGCCGCCTTGACCCCTGCCGGTACCTGGGCGTTTGAGACCTCGTGCTGCCCAGAAATCTCCTGCATCGACTGTTCGATGCGGTCCTGCTGCTGAAGGACGTACTGCGGCATCTGGGGGGGTTGGAGGTATTCGGGCTTGGCGTTCTGCGTCGTGTCGTCGTAAAGCACTTCCTCGCCCGGGACGCCGGAATACTCGACGTTGGCCTGCTTTGACTTCAATAGCGCCGGGTTGCCGATCCGTTGGGCGTTCTCGACGATCTGGCTTCGGATCTTGTTCAGCTCCGTCTGCGGGCCTCTGAGGTTCTCGACAACCGACGTCGGCCAGAAGCGCCCGGGGACCGGGATGCCCTTGAACATGATGTAGGGCAGCACCTCGTAGGGGTTCGGACCCTCATAGAGCATCTTGCCCTTGGCCCACACCGCCCGCTTTCCCTGAGGGTGGGTGGAGTTCGGCTTGCACCAGTACTCGCGGAGCTTTACGCCCTTATATGAGGAGGAGCCGCCGCCTTCGGTCGCCATGGGAGTCGCCCGCGCTTCCATCATCCCCGAGGAGACTTCGGCGTCAGGGGTCACTTCCTGGTCGAAGTGCAGCTTGACGTATTCCGGGGACTTGACCGTCTCCTGGATGAGCCATTCGCAGTCCTCTAGCTCGTAGGGGATCGGGTCGGGGTAGATTTCAAACGGGCTGACCGATTCGACGCACACGTCCCCGGTGGCGATGGTCTTCGATTGCAACCCTTCGGGCATTTCGCCCTCGAAGTGTTCGGGCTTCATCGGGGCGCCGGTTTCGGCGTGCATGACGGGCTGGCCATCCTGGTCGGCTGCGATCTGGACCTTCTGCCCCTTGGCCGAGTCCCAGACGATCTTCCAGAAGCCGCCGCCGCAGATGCGACTCCAGAGCAGCGAGTCCACCAAGCGGTTTCGCATCGAGAGGTGGCGCCAGAGGTAGTCGAGCACCTTCTCGCCCATCAGCGCGGCTTGGAGGTCTTCGTCCTGGGGCGTCGTGGGGATGACCTGCCAGGCGGGCTTGGCCTTGGTCATCTTCGCAAGCTCCGTGCGGACGATGCCGACGATCCGGTTGTCGGTGAGGGTGACGCGGTGGGGGTCGAGTTGGGGTCTGTCGAGCCGTCCCCGATTGTAGAAGACCCACTGCGCCCCGCGATAGAAGCTGAGGTTCAGTTGCCATGTCGGCTCCAGGCGCGTGCGCGTGCCCTTGCTCATGGTCAGGAGCTTGTCGAGGTCCTGCGTTGAGTCATCCTTGTAAAAGCCCATCTGCCTCCTAGTAGGCTGCGAGCCAGGGCGCGGATTCGGCGCCGGCAAGTGTCGCTTTTTCGGGGAGTTCGCTCTGCCCGGTCTGCTTGACCACCGGCTTTGCGCCGCCGTTTACGCCCACGGAGAGCAGGGGCTTCGTGGCCTGGCGGTAGAGTTCGAATTTGCCGACCGTGAAGACGTTGAGGATGGCGAGGTAGTAGCCGCCCACCGAGGTGATCGTGTAGGGGGATTCAAACGCCCATTCCTTCAGGCCGGTGGCTCCGATTTCTGCAGACTTGTTGGCCGACTTGGCGAGCAGCGTGCCGTCTTCGGCCAAGAGCGCTGAGCGGGAGTAGGTCCCGGTGATCGCTTCGATTTTTACTTCGAAGGCCACGCCTTTGACTTCATCGCCGGCCTCGAAGCCCACCAGCGCTCCGTAGAGTTCTTTGGTTGCGATAGCCACGACGTTGGTGGAGATGACGTTGCAGTTGAACGTCTCGGTCAGGATTTTGCGCGAGGCGTGCCAGGCTTCGTCGCGACTGGAGAGCGAACCGGCGAGGGAGCGGACCCATTTGGTCGTGGCGATCTTCGAGCTGTTGTCAGATCCCGCTGCTTCGGTGCTCGTCGGGGCGTTGGCCGTAGAGCCGGCGAACAGTTCTGTGACCCCCGAGCCCCTTACCCGCGTGAGGCGGTGCCCGTGGTCGGTTGAGGCGTAGGCTTGAGCCGATCCGGGGATGCCGTAGATCGGGGCTGTGAGATTGCCCGTCAGGTCAGAGCCGGGGAGGATGTCCCATTCGTTGGGCTGGTTGGCATCAGCGCCGCTGGTGCCGATCCTGACGCCCACGTCCTGCAGTTTCGGCGTGCGCGTGTCGGTCGTGACGATCTTCAGCCTGATCCTGTTGGCCTGGGTTTCTGAGCCGACGAGACACCCAACACCAGCGCCCGCTTCTGCGCCTCCGGGGTTGGCGGTTGAGTAGTTGTTCGCGCTTCGGCCCTCGATCGAGATATCTGAGCAGCCCTTGTCGAAGAGGATGCCGCACTCTTTCCACGTTCCCCCGGGGAGCGCGGGGTTCTGCACGCAGCTTTCCACGTCGACCCCGGTGGCTCCAATGAAGGCCGGCCCCTGGAAGGTGCTCGTGATGAAGCGCAGTCCGCCGAAGCCCGTGTTGCGGATCACGACGCCGTCGATCTCTCCGTGGCGCGCTCCCACCACGGACAGGCCGACCGTTTCCCTGGAGGTGTCCGGTTCGCCCGTGGCGACGCTTGAGCAGTCTCCCCGGACCCCCGATACCGTGAAGTCCCGCACGTCGCCGTTGCCGCCGATCGTGACTAGCTTGCCCCACCAGTCACGGCCCTCGACGTCCTCGACGCGGACCCCCTTCATGGAGGAGGAGCCGGGGGTGCCGCCGACCTGTTCGCCGGCTACGACGAGGCCCTTGGGGATTTCCGCTGTGCCGAGCTCCTGGCCCCTGATGCCCTTTATCGAGACGTCTTCGATCTTGCTCGAGCCATTGGGTCGCACGAGGACTGCCGAGGCGTTGGTCTTTTCGACCTCCACGTCCTCGATGTTGATGTTGCGGGCGAGGCCCGAGAAGCCCGAGCCCGTCTCGACCTTGATCGCCCCCACTGCGTAGGTGGCTCCCGAGCCGGGGAAGGACTTGATATTCGAGGCGCTCAGTCCCACCACGTCATCAACAACGAGTCCCGCGATGTTGACCGGAGCGCCGGCCGAGTAGAGCCGGATGTCCCTGAGCGTAACGTCGCTGTTGACAGCCGACCCGCCGATGATCGGGTTCGGGGCCAGCTTGCCCACTTCGCCCGTGAAGTCCTGGTAGCGCGCCCAGATGTGGTCGAACTGCGAGCAGCCCACGGGGAACTGCCACATCATGTTCGCCGTGCCGCCATTGTCCCAGATGAAGCCGTTGAGGGCTACTTGACTGACCGGGGAGGCGTTCGTAAAGAACAGCCCTTCATAGCCCGCGCCTCTTGAGAGGATCGCCCGCTCCAGCCCGACGAGCTGGACGTAGGAGGGCACCGTCACCGGGCCTGAGAAGACGTAGTTGCGCGGGGGGAAGTACACCGTGCCGGCTTTGATCGAACCCAATACCGGATCTGTGACGCTGGGGATGCTTTCAATCGCGGCGGTGATCGCCGCGCTGGTGCTTGCGTTGACAACGACGAAGGGAAGTTCGACGCTGATGCTCCCCGACCCCACGCCGCCCGTTTCTTTCTCTTCGAAGTCCACAATCGCCGGGACCGCTTCGGCTTTCAGCCAAACCGTACTTCGGGTGATCGTCAGCGATTCCCCGACCCCGAGGGTGCCGGTTTTGTTCGTCGAGGAGACCTGCGCGTTGTCCCCGTAGTAGATGGAGTTCGAGCCCCGGTTTGAGATCTTCAGTTCGCTCGTTCCGGGAGCGGAGACCTCCAGCGGTCTGACAAGTTCGACTTGGGCCATCTAGACCGCCTTTCGCCAGCCGAGCTCCATCAGCGCCTCCCGCTCGCCGGGGTCGTATTTGAGGATGGGGGGTCGGCTCTGCTCTTCCAGCGTGTTTGCTCGCCGCTCGTGTGCTTCTCGCGCTTCGCGGTGGTCCTCACCGATCCGGCGCTCGGTGGTGAGTGCTTCGCGCAGCTTGCGCACGGTGTCCGTGTACTCGCTCTCGACCTCGGCGCGGCGGTCCTGTTCGCGCTTGAGTTCTGCCTTTAGGGCGTTGATCCTCGGGGCCTGTTCCTTCAGGGCGAAGTAGACGATCGGCTGGGTGCGCTTCAGGCGCTCCGGGTCTTTTTCCAGTTCGCGCTGGCAGGCTTCGTAGATCTCCCAGGCCCGTGCGTACTGGCCGGAAATCATCCGTAGACGGAGACGAAGCTTTCGAATTTGGCTATCGGGGCTGTACCGAAAGTCACTTCGACTTCCGAGGCGGAGATCGGTTCCCAGGTAAAGTTCCCGGCCCCGGCGGCGTTGAGGTAGTTGGCCCCTGGTTTTTTGGTTTCCGCGCCTTTCTGGACCACGACGTTGACCGCTTCGGTCGTGAAGGAGTGTTTGACTTTGACTTTGGTTTCCACCCCGTCTCCGACGTGGACGGCGGTGATCTTGCGCTGAACCCCGGCGGTCCCTACGACCACCGATTTTTCGGCTCCAGCTGCGGGGAGCGTGGCCGGGAGCGCCTTGGCCGAGGTGACGGCTTCTTTGCCGATCTTCGCAGCCGTCGCCGCTTCGGAGCCGAGCTTTGAGGTCGTGACCGCGCCGTTGTCGATCTGGGCGGTCGAGATCTGTTCGCCGCGGCTCTCGGGCGACTGGGAGACTTCGAGGGTGGACGGGGAGAGCGCTTCTCCCGCCGTGACTTCCTTAGCTCTGAACCAGCGACCGTTGGGTTCTTCGACGGTCACGGCAGAGTCCTTGGCGAGTTCGGTGCCTTCTGAGGCCAGTTCCGGCGGCTCGGGCACTCTGGACCAGTAGCACGCGAACCCGCGAGCGGTGACGGTGACGGCCTCGTCTTCGACGGGGTTGACTTTCGTCCAGCGCTTCGTGTCAAGCGGGATGCTGGGCATCTACTCGTCTCCTCCTACGTCGTAGCCGGTGGGGACCTCTAGGCCTACGAAGGCCAGCTCTGCGGCGTCCTTGGGTATCTCTGGGGGCTCTGAGTCGACGGGCTGGACCTGGCGTACATCCGGAAATTGAATGCGGTCGAGGAGCTTTGCGACCTCCTCGCGGTGCTTCTCACGTTCGCGCTCGAGCAGGGCCACCCACTCCTTGGACCTCACGCCAAGATCGCGGTCCACACGATTTTATCTTTCGAGGTTTCGGCGTCGACCCATATCTGGGACAGGTCGTTGATCTCAATGAAGATAGGCGAGGCCTTTTCGTAGAGCACGACGCCTAGCTCGGCTTTCGGTTTCGCTTCGGTGGTGGCTTTCGCTGAACCGATGGCGATGGCTTTGCCGGTGTTCCCGGAGTCCGGGCCGACCCATACGCCGATGCAGGCGATTTCGGAGGTCGTAGTGGCGAGCTGGACGGGTTTCTGGACTTCCGCGACTTCCGTCGCACCGGAGAGTAGTTCATAGCCTGGTTTGCTAGGCATCGACTAGCTCCTTCCTCGGCCGCTTGCGGTGGTCGATGTGAACCGGGTCCGGGCGGTGGCCGAGAGCTTCCTCCATCGTGTCGGAGTAGCGCTGGGCCTGTTTGAGCAGCTTGTCCTTGATCTCCAGTTTGCGCTTGGTGTCCTGCAGCTCCGCTTTCAGCTCTTTGGAGTCCTCGATGCCCAGAACCTGCAGTCCTTCCTTGACGCAGTTCTCACAGAGGATCAGGTCGTCGTAGGCGACCTTGACGGCCTCCTCGTTGCCGTAGCCTCGGTCGCAGGCGGCGTCGAAGTCAACGTGCCGGATGCCGGGTTGCTGATTGGAGCACGCGGAGCATCTCTGAGGGAGGCCTGAGAGGCGGATTACGTTGTCGGCTAGACGGGTCATCGGGTCACTTTCTTTTCGGTGAAGACGACTTCGTAAGAGGGTTGCGGGGAGCGGCCGTAGAGCCAGCGCATGATCCTCACCCCATAGTGCTGAGCTATCCAGGTGCGCATCTAGGCGAACACTCCTCCCATATTCGGGTCGCTTTGGACCTTGCGTCGGTTCCAGGACTTGCCGGTCATGTCTTCTCTGGCCGCTTTCTCCATCGGTGACAGGTTCAGTTCTTCTGCGGCGATCTGCGGGGCGTAGGGGCGGCTCATCACGACGTAGCGCAGGGCGTCCATGAGGTCATCCCCGGACTTGACCGGGCGCTCCTTTGGATCGTCCTCGGAGCGGTGGGGCGTTGACCAGCGGTATTTGCGAAACTCGTCGATCACGCCTGCGCAGTTGGCCATCACCAAGAGCCGGCGGTTCTCAAGACGCTCGGTGACGCGGTTGATGCCGGCGTTTACGTCGTTCTGACCGAGGATCGTCACAATGTCGTGGTCGGTGTACTCCGACTGCAGTGAGCGGCCCGTGTTGTGCATGATGTTGCGCACCGAGGGATCGATCACGTAGGCGTGGGGTGTGAGCGGGAGCTTTGACTCCCCGTCTCGGCCGTGTTTGGCGTTTATCAGCTTGATCGCGTCGCAGACCTGCTTGGCCGTGTGCCCCTGCAGACGCAGTTCATCGAAGACCACCATCATGTCCTCGGCGGTGAGGTAGGTCCACACGACCGCGGCAGGGTGTCTGGTCCCGGGGTCGATCCCCACGTCCACCCTTACGCCCTCGGGAATTGGCGCCTGAGGGATAACATGCCGCATCCGCGAGAACTGGTGGTAGATCATCCCGTGGAAGTGGACGAACAGGCCCTGCTTGCGGGCTTGGAGCTCCTCCTTGGAGTAGCCCTCCAGGGCGATTTCCTTCTCAAGCGGTGAGAGGTGCGGGTTCTCGTCCATGTCCACGACGACGACTTTGCCGTGCTTTAGGACGCCTTTCTGCCACGGTTCCCAGATTTGCTCGAACATCCAGTCCATGCCTTTTTGGGGCGTCATCGTGAAGATCGTGTCTGCGCCCTGGTAGTCCATCAGGCGCATTTTGCCCTCCTTGTAGATGTCCTCGGGGGGCTCCTCGTCGTAGTGGATTCGGTGCTTGGCCGTACCACCGAACTTGTCGAGGTCCTGGCCGAAGGTGAGGAAGTCGAAGAACGAGCCGTTCTTGAAGTGCAGAATCCCCCGGGACTTCTCATAGGCCTTGTCGAAGCGTCCTCCGACCAGTTGGTCCTTCGGCGCCCATTCACGGAGCTTCTGGTGGACGATCCCGTGCATGATGTCGTCGCCCGGGCAGACGATCCGGCAGTGAAAGGGGGGCTCGAACTTCTTGTATGCCTTCAGGTGAACCGGGATCGAGGACTCGTCGCAGGCCTGGACCAGATCATCCAGAATCCCCGCCGTGGTCTTGCCTGAACGATTTCCACCAAGGAAGGCGATGATCCGCTCGCGGCCTTCGTGGAACACGACCTGCTTGGCGTGAGGGCGGTAGCCGATGAGGGGGTTGGCCTTGATCGCCTCGCGGTAGGACTCCAAGAGCCGCAGGGCCTCATCCTTCTCCTGCGGTGGGAGTGCTGCGATCGCATCCCTATCGACCTTGAGCATATTCCTCGGAGATCTGCTGCACCCTGGCACGAGTCACGCCAAGCACCTTCGCGATCTCGCTCAGGCTCCAGCCATGCTTTCGGGCGTATCTGACCGCCATCTGTCGTTCTTCCCGTGCTTCGGCGGCTAGCGACTCGGCGAACTCGGTGCTCGAAACGGCTGATCCCAGCTTGGCCTCAATCTTGGCGCGGGTCTCCATCGCCGTGAAGTGCTGGCGTTCGTCGGGCGTGACGTGGGCTTTGCTGACACGGCGCTTGAACCGACGCTGCGCGATCGTCTGCATCAGAGTTCTTCGCCCGAGGACTGTTTGACCACGAAGCATTTGTCGTTGATCTGCCCCGGGAAGGCGTTTGAGACCGCTTGGACGGCTTCTTTGTTGGATTCCGCTTCGACGCGGAAGAACTTCGCACCGAGGGCTACGGGTTCGAGCTTGGCTTTGGCTTTCTCGCCCTTGCCTTCGATGGGCTTGCGGTTGGTCGTGGCGGGGGAGACGGTGCGTTCCTGAATGCCTGCGACGACGACATACTCCGTTATGGCCATTACGGGGTCACCGATTTGAAGTTGGTGTTCGGTTTGACCGCTGCGCGCATTTTGCCCGAGCAGTTGGGGAAGTAGATACGCACCGCTTCGCAGGCTTCAGCCGCGCTACCGGCTGTCACTTCGACGTAGTTGGCGCGCACCACCCTGTCGGTGATCCCGTCGGCTGACTGCACGGACCCGGTTTCCTGGGTCGCGGGCGGGTAGGAGGCTTCTGACGCCGATCCTTTTTTGGAGAAGGAGATCGTGCCGTAGCTCGAGCCCGTATCTTGGATGTTGAACATGACGCCGAACACT